GCTGTAAGATTAGTTGCAGTATCAGCATTTCCTGTTACATCCCCTGTTAAATCACCTGCAAAAGCATTTCCTGTAACAGTTCCAGCAACTGTTAGATGGTTTGTTAAGTCCCAAGTGTCATCTGCATCATCAAAAATTAGGGATGCTGCAGTCACCGCTGCACCACGATAACAACTAATTCCACTTGTTGCAGCAGTAGCAGTATCGGGACTTGCTTGAGTAGTGTTTAATTGTAGGATATTATCTTCTACCTCAACAGTAGTAGTATTGATTGTAGTAGTAGTACCGTTTACAGTAAGGTCACCAGCAATAGTTGTAGTAGAATTAACACCAGCACCTATATCCACATCTATTTCCCCATCTGCAGCGGCTCCATGAATAGTTAGTCCTGAAGTTGTACAAGTACCATCATACTCTGCTACTAGGAACTCAAGAGAACCTCTTTCTGTACCATGAGTAGCATCTTTAATTTTTGCCTTTATCTGTGCATATAATTGAGAAGCATTACCTGATTCATCATCCCCATAAAAATAACAAGCACCTAAAAGTGCATCATCTGCTCCAGTTGTTTTAGTATCAAATAATATGGATGGACCATTTGCACCAGTTCCAGTCTGTGTTAATGTTATTCTCGGATAATTCGAAGAAGTGGATTCCCCCTGTAAATTGTTGGTTAATATTGTCCATACACTCTCGACATCTATATTATCAGTACCTCCATATGTTACTATACCATTGTTAGTAGTACCATCCATAGTAATATCACTTGCACCAAAACCTGATATCTCAGTTTGAACATATGCAGTTGTAGCAATCTGTGTTGTGTTAGTATCTTCAGCAGCGGTTGGTGCAAGAGGTGTCCCAGTAAATGTAGGAGATGCAAGAGTTGCTCTTAGTCCTATTGCTGTAGCATTAGTAGCTATGTCCGTGTCGTTACTAGAAATGTTTGTTGCATTGGTTGCTATGTTTGTAGCATTTGTTGCCACTGCTGTGGCTGCACCAATACCAGCTTCAGCAAGTGTATAGTTTACCCAAGTATTAGCACCTGTTGTAAATAAAAGTTCACTTGCAGCTGAACTTGTAATAGTTACATCAGTTAATGACCCTACTGTATCTGTATGTGATTGTGCATCTACATAAGTTTTAACTGCTTTTTGTGTGGGTATTCTATCATCTGAGTTAGTCGCTAAATCTTCCACATCTACAATAGCACCTACCCTTAGAGCCTTTGCTGTCCCATTATCATAACCCATATATAAGTTAGCTCTTGTACCGTTTGTCAAATATTCAAAGAGAGGTTGCCCTACAACACTGACTGTACTCCCATCAACTACAGCTGTGTTTCGTTTAAATTGAATTGTATTTGCCATTTTATTTCTCCTTACTGTTTTTAATTGTTAATATGAGCCACCATCAATGATACCACTGAAGCCAGTAATATTATTGAATGATACTATGGCATCTCCACTTAAATCCCTTACTTCAAGGTCACCATTAGTGCTATTAAATGCCATAGAAAAGTCATCGTCATCACCAAAGAATATTCTCTTATTATCATATACCCTATAATCACTATACATAGAGTAATCTGAGTCTACCTGTGCTCCAGAAATGCCTGCCTCAGTTTCTGAGCCACTCCAATCTGTTGTTGTACCTTGTGATTGTCCCCAATCTGTTGGTGGTGATGTCATAATGATCTCCTATCTAAAGCTGTAAGTTTGAATACCCCTTACACCAGCTTTTCTGTAAGGATATTTTTTAATTCTGTCTCTAAATCTAGCAAAGTAATAATTAGACTTGTTATGGTCGCCCATATCTTCTTCAAGTCTCATTCTGACATAATCTAATAATGCTAGATGCAATCCATATTTAAGACCTATGGTAGTATTTATATCATTTTCTAAACTAGTAATCTTTGTATATCTCTGATGATAATGAACAACCATTCTATGGTCAATATCTTCGTTAGAAGAATTTGTAACAGTTGTTGCTACACTCTTCCACTCTCCAGTAGTATCACCTGAAGCATTCTTCTCAACAAGAGCTATCCTGTTATCATCAAAATAATAAGCCATATCATTTCTGACATGAGACTTTTTAAATGGAGAACTTGTTGCTAATGTTAATGCCATTATACATCATCTCCTATGTTTGGAATACCTGCCAGTCTTGGAATTGCCCTTAAATCAAGTTCACTATCTAAAATCTCAACTCTAAAAACATCAATCATAACCGACTCATCTAGTGCATACCATCTCTGGTCTGTTTCTATTTGGGTCCCTGCAGAAGTTGTATTTGCCATAGCAGTTTGAGCAATCTCATCTAAACCATCATTTAAAAGTCCCATAAGATATTTATGACTCTTTCTACCATGAGTATGTTCAATTTGTCCTACTAAATCTTTTACTTTCATTAATCAGCCATCCCTGAATATGTTGGGGGGTCTTTTTGATCTCCCATTGTTTTTTCTTCATAACTTCCTTTTACAAGCATCATAAGTCCATCTTTAAATTCTCTATCAAACTTTTGTGAGGCTGCCATTATACTCTGAGATACAGCTTGTCGTTGTGCTGAGTTCATTTGATATTCTTGTAGCTTAGACTGAATAATACCTAACCTTGCAGATGCTTCTCCAAAATGTGATTGAGCTTCAGCTATAGCAGTTTTCATAATTTGGTCTATTTGAGCAGAGTCAATCTGTGCCTTTGATAACTCTGCTTGTACTAAAGCAATAACTCCTTGTAATAAATCTGTTTCTTCCTCTTCAAGCATCTTAATAGCTGAAAAAATCTCAGTAGCACTTGCATCATTCACATCTTCCAAATCTTCAAATCCAGAGTAGTCAGAAATAAGTAATTCTGCTCTATTTATAGATGCAGTAACTTTAGTAAAAGCATACTCACTAGTACTATTATCCCATACAAATAATTTTATTCTAGCAAGTGCATCTTTTCCTAGTCCAATAGCAGTATCAATATCTGTTATACTGCTATGTAAATCTTTTATATCATCCCTCTGCTCTATTATTAAATCAGAATGAACTTTGCAAAGAGCTTTATAAATAGAATATGACAATACTAATGGGTCAACTTCTAATGGGATTCCAGATGTACCTGCTAAGTAAGTACTATTGCCAGTCATCCCGACTGGAGGATTCAAAATCCAATACACCTTTGAATTTGCTTCAGCACTTGAAGGGAACATAAATACCTTACCACCTAACTTATACCATACAGGGTCAGTTTCTGAAGCCTCTTCTTGATAACCACTTCCTGGGGTAATTCTTCCTCTTAAAGAAGCAGGTACTTCCCTGCATTCAACAAGCATTTTTGCATCATTAGTACCATCACCATTAGAGTCTACCAAATTAGAATCAGATTCTCTCTGAACATACATTATCTTATTTGTTCCAACAGATACACCATCCTCTGCAGCATCAGTAGCAGAAGTCTCAAACATCCACAACATATCAGTAGGAATAACATTAATAATATGCTGAAGACCTTCTGTCATCCAATTAGTATAATCAGCATCAGTAGGAACAGATTCACCATCTTTAAGTGGTAAATATGAATTTGCCATATCTGAATAAGAAGCCATTACTTCCTGAAGTCCTTATATGATTCATCGTATGTTTGTGACCTAAATTCCATTTTAGTTGTCCTCGCCATTGGATTTACACCTATCATAAAAGCTGGGGACTTACTGCTCCCAACTAATGGGGTCCCACAGACATCACAACTTAATACATCTTCAGGTGTCACTTCAACTGATTTTTTACAATCTTTATTTTTACAAGTGTAAATTCTCGTTTTCCATAATCCCATAAGTTGCTCCAATGTTCCTGTTTAACCTCTAAAATAAGTGGGTAAATTGTCGGGGAGTAAAACATACCCCCCGAACAATTTGTGTTAGAACCTGTTATCTGATAAGACAACTTAACCTATCGGTGAGCCATTACTGACAAACTGATAAAGAAAGTGACTTTCAGGCATACAAACTTCAAGTCCAGCCTCAGTAAGGATTAAATCCTTCCGAGAGTCTTCATCGGGAGTCTGCACATTGGTATCAATGTGAGTATCACGATTCTGACCATTGCCAACAAGAGGTCTATATTTGACATTATCCAAATCAACTCCAACAAACATTGATTTTCCAATACCTTTTAAGAGAGGATTCTTGACAAGTGCCAAACTACCATGAACAGTATCTATCTTCATTACCTTATGACCTAATCCTGACTCAGCATCCTGAAAATCAAGATTATATCTCATAATACTAGAATCACCTGAACCTGACATAAAGCCATTTTTCAACTGATTAAAGTAGGTAATTACAGGTAGAGATGCCATACAGAACTTCTGATCACTTCCGCCTCTTTCAGGAGCAAAAATAACTTCAAAGTCTTTAAGGAATCTGTCGTAAGTAGCTTCAGTATTAGCTGCAGTACCACTTGGAGCAATGTCAACTACCCTGATATAGGGTTTTCCACTTGCATAAGCAAGTGCAGTTGCATCGGTAGACTGAAAAGTAGCACCAGATTTAATAATATTACCAATGATTCCATCGGTATACTGTGTGCCATCAACAATCCCTTTGTTATTGTAGAGCATTGCTCTTTCAATATCAACCTTATGCTCTCTAAGTTTCATTGCCCAGATTCTGTCCCACTCACTAGCATATCCACGAAGAACCGTAGCCATCGCAGTATTGCTCATGTAAGCTGAAGTTTTGAATATTTGAGTATACCCGAAAGTATCTTCAATGTCATATCCAAAAGAATCTGGAGAATCAGTACCTTCAGCAAATGCAGTACCAATGACTTGCATGTCAATGGAACCTGAACCGATAGTAGTATTAACATTCTCGTTCACAGAAACTGTTGTTAGCGAAATGGTACTTCCTGCTATTGCAGAAATCCGTGCAGTAACCTGCTCGGGAACTTCAGCACTGTCTGAACCACCAGCTACCATATTTCCATAAAGTATAGCCTGAACTAACATACCAACTACCAGTTCACTCTGTTTACCGTCACGAACGATAAGGGGAGCTGCGCCATCTTGAGACCATGCCTCTCCTTCTGTTGCTTCAATGATAATATCGTTAGTATCGGCATCTAATTGGAAAGAACGATCTGCCCATTTGGTCGGGGCTCTGTCTTCCAAAACTCTGAAAACAGGGTCGTCAGTTGGCATCTTACCTACAGCATTTAAATATGCAAAAAAAGGTGTTTCATCTGGAGCCAATTTGTAAACCCTATCACCAAAATTATGTCGTCTTCGCTGACCATGTTGTGGGTCGGGATCACCTGTGGTCGAACCTACATAGAAATCGTTAGTTCCTAGCAGACCTCCACTCATTTGTGTTACATCACCCATAATAATCTCCTTAACTTTTGATTATAGTGTTATTAAATTATCCTAGTCTTGTTAGCTGCACCCATAATGCGAGTCCACATATCATCATCCTCATTCCTTGGTGGCGGTTGCTCTCCCTGTAAAACACCTAATGGTGCTGGGATATTTTTATTAGCATCCACTACCGCAATTTCAGGAGGAGGAGTAGATTGATTAGCTGGAGTATTAAGCTTCATGTCTGCAGCTCTCCACATATTAACTAGAACATCAGTACTCATTTGACTAATTGGTTTATTCGCAAAGTCGTAAAACTGACTCTTTTCCTGCGAATTTAACCCTAAATCAGTCAACTGACTGTCGAACTCATTCCTTTTCTTATCAATCGCCATCTGTTGCTGCATCTTCTTCTCAGACTCAGATTGAGCCTGTTGAATATTATACTGCTCCAAAGTTGTACGATATTTATAAGATTCAGAACTCGTATCATTATAAGCTTCCCAAGGGTCAAAGTCTTCTGGAATCTTTGGCGAAGTATCTTTAGCCTTTGCGACTTCTGCACCTATAGGTTTTCCCTGTAATGCATTGTCTATCGCTCCTTGAATATCCTTACGAGATTCTACAAATTTACCAAGAGCTTCATATTTTTCCATATCACTCTTGATTTTTTCATTCTCTACGAAAAGTTTATCCTTTTCAGACTGAAAGTATTTTGCCGACTTTTCCCAATCAACTTTTTCTTCTTGTGACTTCGACTGCTCTACACCTTTGTTAGGGGTATCTGCTTTACCTTCTGCAAAGTCCCTATTATCGGTTACTTGTGTGTCACCTTTTTTTCTATCGAAATTAATCCGTTCTATTTCAGATAAATTGGCATTAGGACTGCCGATTACCTTAACATCAGATTGTTTTTTTGTTTCTGCCATTATGATTTCCCTTCTTTCTGAGCTTGACCATTAGCTTGTTGAGTTTTCAACCGCAATTTTTCTGCTTCCAGTTTTACTGCGGAATCAAACTTATTTAGTGTTGACTTTATACCAATTTTAGACTCACTCTCCGCTTCTCCAAGACGAGCCTTGTACTTCTCAACTTCGACTCTCTGCTTAGCAGATACTGTCTCTCTTCTAGCGGTTTGTAAATCTCCTTGCAAATCTTTAATTTGTTCTTGTGCCTGCTGTACAGCTTGTTGCAACTGTGCCATTTCATCGCTTCTTTCAAGAACACCTTCTTTATCAAATATCTCTGTCTTTTTCAAAGCTTCGACTCTATCAATTAACCCTAATTGAAAAGCCTCAAGATAAATCTGCCATTCTGCCCACCTATTAGATGGCATGGTAGAATTACCTACAATCCTTATATCATAATCACCAATCCTTAATTGGTTCTCTCTTCCTTGAATGCTCTTAGTCTTATCATCTACTAACTTCTTATTAATAGTCACCTCTGAAATATCATTATTTGGCTGAACAATACCAAATGTTTTTTGAAAATTATAATGTCTCTTTGCCAAATTATACACAACACGACCAACTCTTTTTAAACTTCCTTCAATATCCCTGAGTTTACTCTTACTTCTTCTCTGACCAAAATCTTCTAATTGCATAGTAGCAGATGCAGTCCTAGGAGCTTCCTGCGGATTGCCTTGTTGCATTTCATAAATCCCCATATTTAAATCAATATACTTTTCCGCCTGTTGTGGCAACTGCATAATTGTACTAGCTAAAGGTTGAGGGGAAGGAAAGTGAGGTTCACCAAAAGATGCATCGTATTCGATAGTCGCATTAGGATTCGCCCAATCTCTTTCGAGTTGTTCCAAATCCTGAACAGACCCTTGTGGTATTAGCAGTTTGAGACCAGCAGATGCTTGAGCATGAGATGTTAAGAGAGAATGCATCTTATTTATATATCTCTGTAATTCCTTCCCCTTCCGTACATCACCCATAGGATATGGAGTATTTGTCCATACATTAGGTGTTGGAACAATAGGAAATACATCAGTATGTAATATAGTTTGATATAAAACAATCTGACCAACAATAGTTGTTTTTCTAATTCTTGTTTGTACAACTTCTTTTATAATAAAATCTTGTATCTCAACAGCAGTTGCAAATTCTGGATTCTCAGCCATCTGTTGATATTTCTCAAAATCTACAATCTGTTCATTTCCAGGCTGACCTCTCATCTCAACACGATTGTCAATAATTCTAAAATAAGGAGCTTTTATCTTATCATAAAAATCTATGACACGATATTTATCACTACCTGCTGTACCCCAAGCAGCATCTTTTATAATGTCTGGAGTGAATGCACCTGAAACAGCAGTATCCTTTCCAGATGTTGGATAATCTTCATCTTTCCAGCCCAACCCTTTATCAATATATTCTATCAAAGGCTTATCATAACCCTTGTCTTCCATACCTTCTGGCACTTGAGATAACATAGGATAATGACCTAACAACTGAGTTCTTGTCAAAATTGTAGAAAGCAACATTCCTGATGCATCTTCAAAATATCTATGTCTAGTACTTGGGTCAACATAAACTCTAAATGGGTCAACATAACTAAACTTTACTTCACCTCTTCCATAATCAGCCTCAGGGTCCATATAAACATGGAAATAGCCTAACCCTGTAATAGCATAATCATGTACAACTTGCTTAAAAACTTCATTGCCATCAGATATATCCCATATATATTCAAGTAATCCATTCCACACACTTGCAAGTTTTGTATCACTATCTTCTCTTGGATATGCACGAAAATTAGGTGGCTTAGAAGTAATAATAGCCTTAAACTGCTCAATAGCAGAATAAAGTCTATCAACAACAACATTGCTTTGATTGATTGATGCTAAAGTGTCAGTCTCTGCCTGTGACCAATGATTCCCTAAGTAGAAATCAATATCCTCTCTGGCATGACTATCCCAATCATTCCTTGCATCAGACCACTTACGAAACAAGTCCTGAATTTCACTAGCTCTTTTATCTGTTGGTATTCTGTTCATTTATCCTAAAATAGGCTCCTGTTTTTAATTTAATAAAAAAATATTATATAAAGCAACTATATTCTCGTGCCTGTAAACCAGTTGTAAACCTTACTAGATGTCTTCTCTCTTTTCTCTTTATCTTTATAAACACCACCTGGCTTTTGATGACCTCTTGTGTATTGAGTAGCTAACCAGAAAGAATCTATCATATCATCATGTGCTCCCTTAGGAAAGTCAAGCAATTCATCAATAAACTCAACATTACTCTTTTTCATATGAACAGCACCCTGTTTAAATAGGGGCTGCAACCCTTCAAACAGTCTCTCTTTCTTTTTTTGAGTATATCCTTTAATTCCCATTTCTATTCCTGGCAAGAATAAACCCCTCTTCTTGCTTTCTCTCATTACAAAATCTCTTAACATTTCTTGATATGCAATCGTTTCAATGTTAATTCTCCGTATTGGCGAATACTCTTTAAAGATTGTGAAAATTTGTTCAGCACAGTCCATCGGTAGTACCCTTTTCCTCCAGTAGTCAAGAATATAGTAATCATGTTCATCACTAACCCCCACAACCATAATGACAGAATAATCACGATGCTCACTGAGAGTTGAAGCAGGGTCAACACCAATATAGATATTAATAGGTATGTCTCCTTCGTCAGTTTTAACATACCAATACCCACCTTCTTCATTCCATCTACAAACCCCTGAATAGAAACTCTCATTTATATCCTCCTCCGAAAACACTTGGTCATCAGGACTTCTAGCCTGATTCATATATTCTTGATAAAACTTTGCTGGAGTACCGCTATCTATATAAAACTGCTTTCTTTCATTCAGTTTAGCCATACTCCATCTTGATGTCCATATTGGCTTACCATCTTCAATAGCTTTCTTACTATATACTTTCCACGAATAATCATCACCAGTCTTTATAGCAGCTCTCCACCCTGTAAGTATATTATTTAGAAAACTATCCCAATGGACTACAGTACCATTGCACCATAAAAAACCACCCTTGTCAAAATCAATAGCAGGATAAACAGCAGCAGTCACCCAATTCTTCATATTCATTCTTGCATCTGGAGTTTTAGTATTTAACTCAGACTCAAAGTCATCTAATACTATTCCAGTATATCTTGTACTATACTGCTTTTTACCTCTTAACCTCTGTGAAGCACCTTTCCCAATCATTCTGCAACCATTTGTCAGAACAATTTCATTCTTTCTCCATATCCTTCCTTCTAAATCTCCAAAGTAATAATGGATTGCAGGATTAGTCTCTATATGATTCTGTACCCATGATATGTTATCAATAGCTTGGTCCTGTGCCTCGCCAACCCAAGCTATAAATTCTGGCTCGTCATCTTTAGCATTAAACAAAAACCGCCACAAGACAGCAGTTGCTGCCAAAGTAGACTTCGCATGGTCCCTTGGTAAGATTAACCCTAACTGCTGAATGTTCCTATTAGTTAATAATGATGCAACCTCTCTATGGAATGGCGGAGTTTCAGTAGCTAAAAAGTCCTGCGGAGAAAACAACTTACCAAAGGTAATCAAGTCAGTATAAGCATGATGTAACATCTCCTCATTCTTGCTAACATTACCATTTGTATGTACATTAGCCATACAACTCTACTCTTCTTTTAGACCTTTTTAATTGTCTCATTTCTCTATGACTTCTCTTAATTTTCCTCTTCCGCTTTTTATAGTCATAATCTTTCTTGCCAGACCTTTTTTGCCTACCTTCTAAATTTATCAACTACCTTTTTCCCTATATAAATAATTGCAATAAAAGTATCAATCACCTTTGTACCCATTTAATATTCTACCCTCAAGTCTTAATACTGTTCGCTCAAGTAATTCAATTCTTGTTCCAAATCGTTCCATTGTTTTTGACCTTGAAATGTTTGTGCCTTCATGTCTCTTT